CATCAAACGGGCAACGTCACGATTTCTGATGCTCGCTATCTGGGACGAACCATCACCAACAATGGAGCTTCGGGTGCAATCACTATCACGTTGATTCAGGCAACATCGGCTCGTGTTGGTTGGCGCTTGTCCTTCGAGGTCTGGGCTGCGCAGACAATGGGCATCGCTCCGAACGGCGCCGATAAGATCGTGCCGCTGGCCGATGGGTACGCAGCTGGAACGAGCATCAAGTCATCTGTGCGCGGCTCTCGCCTCGTGCTTGAGTGCCGACAAGCTGGCTATTGGCATATCGTAGAGAAACCAGGCGTCTGGGCTATCGATCCCGGTTCCGGAACGCCTCCGACATACACAGCAAGCAATGTCAGTACCGACAGGTCATACGATGCCAATGCGACTACGACTGACGAACTCGCTGATGTGCTCGGGACGCTGATTAACGACTTGCGAGAACGAGGCTATCTGCGATGACGTATCAGATCATCAGAATCGTCGGCGGATTGGATGGTCAGGAATCTGTGGTCGCAGAGTACCCCACCGAACAAGAGGCTACGATGCGGATAGATGAGATCGAGTCATCTCCTGATTCATTTGTGCTTGAAGGCAAGCCATGCCGTTACCGGTTGGATATCGTCTGAGCGCGTTCGGCGGGGCTGATGGCGCTAAGCAGCCATTGCCGCGCTGGCTGCTCGACAAATCGGTACAGCAGATGAGCGCCAACCAAGGAGATTCCAGCGCTCGCAAGAATGGCGACATAGACGGCCGAGGTGTCATCGCCTTGACCTGCAAGCAGCCATTGAGAAATGCCGTACGGGATCATGTGGAACAGGTACAGCGCATAGGAGATATGCCCAAGGTATTCGAGGCGGGTGAATACCATCGAAAGCAGTCCGGTCGAACACGCGAGTCCATAGACGATCACGCACCCGAGTATCGGCATGATGAACATCGCTGTGCCCATGCCGGCAACGAGATCGATGAGGTTGCCACCGAAGATCATGACCAGCAGGGCCGTGATCGTCAGCGTGTTGATCGTGTGTTTCGTGTAGCACCACAGGCGGTACAACAGCACGCCGGCAGTGAACTCGACGGCGATGCGAGGCATGCCATACACGAACGTTTCGGGCCATGGCGAAACGAGCAGCACGATGAGTAATGCGGCAAAGAGGATGGATATGCACGTCAGTATCGCGGCCGGTCTGAGATTTTGAGTTGCGAGTGCAACGGCCGGAAAGGCCATATACGCCGCCCACTCGGCGCTGATCGACCACGAAATCGAGTGCCACACCTTGTCGATGGGCAATTCCCACGCGTGCGTGAGGGTCAGCGTCCTAAGCAAACCACTCATGGACAAATCGGCATCTACGGTGCGGAACGTGAGCGTTGATGCAAATATCAGCAGCGTCGCGAGATGCACCGGATAGATGCGCGCGAGTCGTTTCCAGAGGAAACGACCATAGCTGGATGTGGATATATCCATGCGGGCGTAGCTGAGAGCTATCACGAAACCCGACAGGGTAAAGAATATGTCAACACCGAGATACCCAGCTTTGCCAAGGGCGGTCAGCGGCAATCTGGCGAAGGGGTCGATATCCGCGGCGAGTTTGAGGGAATGATGAGCGAGTACCCACAGCGATGCGATGCCGCGCAGACCGGTCAATGGCCGGAGTTCCGTTCTCATCTCGAAAGTGTAACCACGTGCTTCCGCCATGGACAAGCCGCTGCCCGATGACTTCGATCCGTAACGGATATGCCGCAAAACGACGATTTTGCCGCCGAGCTTAGAGGCGATGAGGATGAGCCATTGAATGCAAAAGGTAACGACTGGGTCGCGACTATTGTCGGTGGCCTCATTGTTGGGGTCTGCGTATCGTTTTCTAACCGGTGGTTTTCGAGCGATAACGATAACACCAAGACGTTGGTGGAAGTCGCTACCAAGGTCGAGTACCTTGCCGGCCAGGTCAACAAGCTCACGGAGCAGCCGTATGTCCGAAGAGACGAATTCGAATCCAACATCAAGAGCGTCCAGAACCGCGTTACAGGACTCGACGAGCGAGTCGATCGACTCGAAGGGCGGGCCACTACAGTACGTGAAGCAGATCGTCGAAGATAAGTCGCAACTCATCCTGACGATTCTTGCGATGATCTTGGCGTCATTTGCGATTGGGCAGAACATCTCGGATAACGCGGCTCGGGAGAGGGAGCGGCAGGACATGGCACAGATCATCGACGCCAAGATCCAGGCCGGCGTTGAACGTGCGCGAGCCGACTTACAGCAGCAGGTCGAGCAAGCCAAAGCCGTCGCCGATGCCGGCGCAACAGATGGCCGGCTTGCTCTGGACCGAGTGGAGAAGGCCGTCGCGAAGCTCGAAGCCAAGGGTTTGATCAAAGAAAGCCACTAGGATTAACGCATGACGCACGCTGTGATCATCATTCGCCGAACGGCCGCGCCAGCGGAAGCACTGAGCACTGAGCCTTCGTACGAATACACCATACCCGTCCCACACGATGCGACCCCCGCCCAGGTCGGCGAGATGGTGCGCAAGGCATACAGGCGCCTGGAGGGCGCGGATCACGACGAGGACTGACGTGAACGAGATCTCGGCAGCCATTGACCTGATTAAGTGGCTGCTAGGGATCATTGCCGCGCTGGCTGGGGTGCTGTGGGGCATCTGCCTGTGGGAAATCCGCCAGCTGCGGAAATCGCTGCACGACCTGCGAAACGATTTGCCGGCGCGCATCGTGCAATGGCACGAGATCATGGAGCGAAACCGTAAGCCATGATCGCCGAGGGCATCGTGTTCTTCGTGGCGCTTTGTGTCTTTGGCTGGACCCATCGACATGACCCCAGCTGATCTGACCGCAATGATGCCCGCTGCGGCTCCTCGTTCGGTCACCTATGCACCCCTGCTGACGCAAGCGATGCAGGAGTTCGGAATCGACACCCCGCGCCGACAGGCCGCATTCCTAGCCCAGATCTGTCACGAGTCAGGATCGCTCCGATACACCAGAGAGCTTGCCGACGGCACTGCGTACAACGGCCGCGTCGATCTCGGCAACACGCATCCAGGAGATGGCCCGCGATACAAAGGTCGTGGGCTACTGCAGATCACGGGGCGCTCGAACTACCGAGACTGTGGAGCAGGGCTGGGCTTGGATCTGGTGAGTCATCCCGAGTTGCTTGAGCAGCCCGACGGTGCGTGCCGATCGGCCGGCTGGTTTTGGAAGTCACGCGATCTGAATCAGTTCGCGGATGGGGATTTGTTTGGCGCCTTGACGCGCAGGATCAACGGAGGATTCAACGGGCTCGATGATCGAATTGTTCACTGGCTGAGGATACGCCGATGTTTTGGCTTGTAGAGTTTCTGCGCGCGCACGGGACCAAGGTGCTCGGCTTTCTGCAAGGGACGATTGCGGCGGTTGCTGGCGTGACTGGGATTATTCCTGAGTCGCACCTGAAGTACTACATGGCCGCGATCGCGTTGCTGACGTTTTGGCGCGGCTTCATAAACACCGAACTGCAGAAGCGGGACCAGGATGCTGGCGCTTAACCCGTGGCTATTGCTCGTTGCTGGTATCGGTCTCGCCGGCATCGTGAGCGGCGCGTACGTAAAGGGCAGGGCAGATGGTCGGGCGGTGGAGATCGCCCAGCGCGTGACGCTCGAGGAAGTGGCTAAGACAGCGCGAGAGGCCGCAATGGCGGGGGCGGCAGAAAAGATTGCGGCCATCGAAGTGAGACACGTCACCGTGAGGCAACAGCTTGAAACTCAAATTCGCGAGAAGCCTGTGTATCGGGACTGCTTTGCTGATCAGCGCGTGCTCGACACAGTCAACGAAGCCATCACAGGAAATCCCGCCACTGGTTCGGGCGAGTTGCCCGCCGCCGGTACCGATGACGGGAAAGACGTTCGCTGATTTCATCCAGAAGGTTGCCGAGCAGGGCATCCAATACCGAAAGTGCCTGACGGCTATCGGGATAGAATAAAGGACGCCGACCCGTTGGGAGCCGGCATCCCCAACGATTTATCAGCTGCCAAAAGTCGTAGGGACACCTCCTCTGTGGTTTATGGAACAATCCGGGTTCGCCTGTGGCGTGCGGATCCTGTCCTGAGTCGCGGCGCGTCAGCAACTACGTAGAGGGCGCATCTCGTGTGTTGTGCGATGAGTACACGCTTTGTACTAGGCGTTCCCACTCCTCAACAGCTCGTTGTCGCTGTGCGGATGCGGCTGCTTGTTGTTTGGTCCATCGACTTTGAGGTAGGCGCGTCTCCCACCAATAGTCCTCCAGTGGTTGCCTACAATGGGGGCACGTCTCATTCATGGCCAACTCCCTCCTGAGGACCGAGTCTATAGACCGGCAGGCTGGCCAAAAACAATCCCGCAGCGAGCCATGGGCGGTGATGCCACGTCGCCACGTAGGAGAGCCCAAATAGCAGCAGCGCGCCTATGTTGATGGAGATCGCTTTCACTGCTCACCTCCGTTCAGGATTTGAGCCTCTAAGAGGCTTCCTAAAACACGGCATTTTTTGGAGGTTTTTTGCCACGGTCTTAGAGACGAAAGTGGCCAAGGTTGGCTCCCCGGGCCGGACTCGAACCAGCGACCAACGGATTAACAGTCCGTCTGAATGTACATTGTTTCCCGTGAAACATCGCATTTTTCCTCTAAGAATCGCTCACCGCTCTCTAAGAACTACCGTACTGGGCGCGTCCGAAGTTCCTTCCGATACATCGCTTCCAGCGCTGCGCCGTGCCCGAGAACCGAGTGTGGCGAATCGGTCTGCGCTTTCGCGCGCAGATCCTTGAAGCACCATCCAGATTCTAGCCTGGCCAATTGCGAAGCGATTGCAGACGTTGTCCATGCCTCGCCTTCCGTATTGGTGAACACAAGCTCAGTCCCTGGAAATCGCTCCATAGCGCGCCGTACGAAGAAGCGCAGGGCATCAGACCAGTAGACCGTGTGCGGCTTCTTGGTCTTGCTCTGGACGTACACGATGCCTTCCGGCTTCAGGTGCTCGGAGCGCTTCCAGGCGATGACATCGGTCTGCCGTACGCCAGATAGGTAGGCCGCGGCGATCAGGTCCTGGAACGCCTCATTAGAGCGCTCGAACACCTCTAAGAATTCGGCATCCTTCACCACCTTGGATTTCGGGCGCTCTGTGTTGCGAGACACTTCGCGGCACGGATTGGTCTCGACGTACATCTGGCGCATGCCGAAATTGTGAATGGCGCTCAGCACGGCCACTTCGCGGTTCGCGCGCGTGCCGCCCCTGCCGCGCTTCTTTCTGGTCTCGAGGAAATGGGCGATCTGGTTCGGTTTCAGCGTGCCAATCCGCATCTTGCCGAAGTGATGGTCCAGGCGCTTCAGGATGTTGAGGTAATCATCCCGCGTCGCCGGCTTCAGCTCGTCCATCCCGACTGCGCGATACACGTTGATCAGCTCCCCGATCGTTCCGGGCCGGAGCGGGTCGAGCTCGTAGAGAGCGCGGTAGAGAGCATTGGCGCCTTCGTCGATCCGGGAGAGCGGATGCCACTTGTTCTTGATGACCTTGTAATACCGGCCGTCTTTTTCGGTGACGCCTGGGATTGAGAGGCCGCAGGATGGGAGGTAGGCCATTCCGGAGGCTCGTAGTTTGGTTCGTTATCGGTCGTACCACGATGCAACGCCCGGTCGAGGGCTGTCAACGTCGTGCACGGCCGGCCCTTCGTGTCGCGCCACGTCAAAATGCGATTCCTGGCGCACCAGGCAGCGACAGCCTTCGGCTTCTTTGTGCCGGCAAGCTTCGCAAGTTCTTCGAACGTGGCGATCATCGAACTAGGTCTGCGATGACTATGCGCCATCACGCGCGGTTAGGAACTGTCCATTCACCAGCATTCCACTCGGAGCCCATCGTCTTTTGACAAAGCGCTCAGCTGCTTCACGTCCCCATGCAGCCGGGCCTGTCTGACGCCCTTCATTCACCCGTAATTGATCCCAAAAATCGCCGTTGTCAGCGAGGTATTGAATCAATTCGTCTTCGGTGGCGAACGGCGGGGACACTGGCGTACCTTCGCTCACGGTTTCGTAGACCTGAAACCAAGTCATGTCTTCCGGCTTCCAATCCGGACGATAGTAGTGAGGATCAGGCGGGCTACCATCCCATTCCCAGAATGGGAGTTTTCTGCTTTCCTCGTCGTCGCAATGCTCGGGCCGCTCGCCACGCTCCCACGCCTCCCAGTTCGCGTACCACTCGCGCATTGCTGGAGCGAATGGCCTATCAAACATTGGCTGATATCGCTCTACCATCCTCATGGATCTGTGGTCCGGAACTTCCTTCTTTGGATGCTCCCAGTTGGCCGGTACGCGTCGTATCTCTCTACCCATTGTTTCCTCTACTCAGGTCAGCAATTCAGAGTTAGGCAGCCTCGGCGTAGTGAACCAACTGCGCGACAAGGTGTAGTTGCGGAACCCGAACTTCCGGCCGTGGCGTCGGTCCCTCGCGAAGCAACCGCTTACGAATCTCCTGCTGCTTCGGCGACTGCAATCGCTTGATGGCTTCCAGATGCTCGATGACCGTCATGTCGGCCTTGTCCACCAGCACCTGCTCAGCCCACTTCGTGGCGAATACGTTTAAGTCGTACAGGCTTTCGATCTTGCTGCTGACAAACTGAGGCGTCGCGTCGATCTCTTCGAAGTTACCGACCGGCATCAGATCTACGCTTGTGCAAGTGCGCACATGGATGTCTGGGGCGACCTGCACGACCCGGAACACAGGGAGGCGCGACAGATCGGAATCCCATCGCATTGATCGGCTCTCGATCGTCATAGCCGTAGTGATGCCGCAGAGTCGAAGCGTTTCGTTCTTCATGAGCAGCTGATACGTATAATCGTACGGTTCAAAGTTCACAGCCAAACGCCAGCCACAACGCTGCAATGTCAGCGTGTCAGAGCGCCAGCCAGCCCACTCAATTCCGAGAGGGCGGCTGAGGATTCGTTCGTCGCTGACGTTAGGCATTGCCTTGTTCGATAGCCAGCTCAAGATCCTTGATTTCCCGATCCACGTTTGCCAGCACAGTGGCGGCGGCCTCGCGCTCGCGCAGCTTCGCCTTGAGCTTGTCCACGGCCTTCTTCATGGCTTCCTCTTGGATCTCTCGGCGTGCGCGTGCAATGGCGGCCTTCGCATCAACGTTTGCAACTTCAGTCATTTTACTCTCCTGATTGTGATAACCCATGGAAACAATCGTCGCCACCAAGGCCGGTGTGCCTTTAGGCGCGTAACCTCCTTGGCGACTAACTCATCGAAACGTTCCTTCGCGAGCTGAGCGGTTGCCTCGCGCCGGACTTCATTTAGGTCAATGTTCATGCTCAACTCCGTCACTCAGAGCCGATCAGGTCTTCAAGCGCGCGAAGCGCAGCGTGTCGCTTACACAGTTTTTTGTTCCCGTAGTTCACTCGCGCCGGCAGCGCACATCGCTTCGATGTCTCTGGCGTGTCGTTCATGTACCTGATCTCGCGATCATCCTGGCATTGCACAGCCGGATACACGACCCTTCCGCGAGCGCTCAACGTTGGCTTGATCCAACTGACCTTCATGGCTTCTCCTGAATCGGCGCACGCCGTTGGTGCTTGTGCTGTCGCCCGTTCTCGCACCAAGGGCAACTGCCGTGATGCTCGCAAGAGGTAGCCGCGTGCTGTGGGCTGCCATCAGGCACGGTGCCCTTAGCCGTGCCATAAAACCGAGGGCGCTTGCGTCTCGTCGTCCTACTCATCGCGCTTGCCCATCCCGGGTCGCTTCTTCAGATATCTATAAGTCACAACTCTCTCCAGGCCGAGGAAAGTCAATACCTTTCCGCTCGGCTCACGAAAGCCTCGCAGAATGTCATTCAGGAATGGCAGCGATACGCCGATCTTGGCGGCCAAAGCTTTCTGCGTGAGCGGTCGGCCGGGCTGGGACTTAATGACGCCCCATAGCATGTCGCGCACCTGATCGGATGTATGTTCAGTCATGAGAGCAAGTGCCCATTAGGGACTTGATCGCCGCGGCGAATCGCTCGATGTGCTGCTCGCCATCAGGACCCATGAACATGGCTATGCTGGCGTTGGCGCCAGCAAGCTGCTGCTCAATCTCGGCGATGTGGGCCTCGACCTCAGAGGCGAGGTAGACATCCACGCTTCCGAATTGCACATCCGGCAGCGTTTCAATTGCCAGCGCATCCTTCCCGCCGCCTGGAACGATCGCTGGTGTGCTGTATTTCTGCATGGTTCTCTCTTCAACTAGACGCTGAGCATGATCGCTCGGCCGATTTCTTCGACGACCTGCGGGACGACGGCATTTCCGAGGCATCTAAGGCGGTCCACCCGACGGGGAACCCCATTAGCCACTCGACCCACTGCGGGTTCAGGCTCCCACCGACATGCTCCGAGAGCGGTCGCGCGTTGCGCTCCATCGTCGCTTCGCTCGCCTTGCCTGAGCGCCAATCGCGTGCCGTTGGCGTGGGCAACATCTCCATCGCGCGGTAGAGCTCCGTCCGATTCATCCCGCTGGATCGATCGCCACTGCAAGGACGAGGCGTCGGCAGTAGTACCGAGCAGCTGGGCCACTTCTTCACCATCGATGGCGCGAGCTGATTTGCGGTTGATGTCGGAGTCGCGAGCAATGATCCAGACTCGATCCCGTCTGTGTTTCGCATCGACGGCACAAGCCGGAATAACAAGCGCCCGCGAGGTGTAGCCGTCGGCTTCCAGGTCAGCAAGCACATCGTCGAGTGCCAGCGGGATGAGGCCAGCAACGTTTTCACCAACGACCCAAGCGGGTCGCGCGAGTGCAATAACACGGCGCATTTCCGGCCAGAGGTGGCGGTCGTCTTCCTGCGCTCTTTGCTTTCCGGCGACAGAGAAGGGTTGGCAGGGGAAGCCACCGCAGACGAGATCGATTCGTCCAAGCCCACCCAGTCGGTCTGCGTCAAGGGTGTGAATGTCGTCGAAGCAGGGGACGCCTGGCCAGTGCTTTCGGAGGACGGCTCGGCAGTATTCATCACGCTCGCAGAAAGCGATTGTTTGCATTCCAGCTCGCTCGAGGCCAAGGCTGAATCCTCCGATACCACTAAATAAATCCAACACTCTCATCGACGCTGCGCGGGTCTGTGAAAAATGCGTGAACACGGCCACCCGCGGAAGCGCCACATCGTGAGCAATGCCTGCCACAGCGATTCGCCGCGATATTCCTCGCGCCAGCGATAACTCTCGCCAGGCTCCCAGCATCCCCACAGTTCAACGACCCAGGTGTTGCCCATCATTCAGCTCCGGTTCTCTTAGATGTCCCAATAGCAATATTCAGCTGCGGCCATCCAGGTGAAGCACAGCCATGTCACGCGCGGCTCGCCATGGTTCCAGTGCAGCAGCGGCCTGAACTGCCAGTACAGAAGATGCAGCTTGAACAGCACTCGGAATCCTTCGATGCGCCTTCCGTTGTATCTGCCACGCGGCCACTTCACAGACTTCCTCCCCGGTTCGCTGTTGATTAAGGAAACGTGCATTTGTGACAGTCACAGTCGGCGGGGCATTCCGATCTCGTTTCCTTCACGCTTCGGCCGGCGCGCGCACCAGGCAGGTCGACGTGGCACTTGTCGTGCAGCAGGCCATCCGGCGTTTCCTGCACACGCCGGGGCGACTGCTCGAACACTTTCGCGAAAGACCGTTCCTCGCTCAGCGAGAGAGTCACCGGCGTTTCCAGTGGCCCACACTTCTTGCACTGGTGCGTTGTGTCACTGATGACGTAGCCGTGAGGGCAACGCTCGTCACGTCCCGTTTCCGGAGTTGCTTGCTCGGCGCACAGATTGTCCTGATTTCGAAGGAACGCAGGTATCTGCAGGAGAGGGCCGGCACGCCACTTTTCAGCGAACTCCCAAATCATATCGAACGCCTCTACCGCGACATCGTCAGTGACGGGCTCGGAGCCAAGCTCGGCACGGCTACGGTGGAGCCAGGAAACGAACTCGCGACATCGATCCGGCATCTGCTCGTGAGGTTTCATGGAGCTGATTCCTCTCCCAGAGCGAGTCCGGCGAACGGCGGTCGAAGCTCGTAGTAACGCTCCATGAATGCCGCGTACGCTTCGTCCGGCCACAGCGGCGTGACGATGATTCCGGGTGCCGGGCCGATGCCTTCGAGCACGGCCCACTCATCGTCATGCGGCGGCAGAAGCTTGGCCTGCTCACTGAATAGCATCTGTCGATCGGCGAGCTTCACAGAGTCCGGCAGCTTGGCCGGTAATCCGAGACCCGCAAACAGTGCGGCTTCGATGCGCTTCTCGATCGCTCGATAGTCGGCCAGCATGCGCTTGAGTGGACGTGACACGTCGCCGATGAACGCCTCGGCGCAGTCGTGCATTAGGCCGGCGAACGCGTCCTCTGGCGGGACAATGCGGCTCACGTACACGCTGTGTTGCGCGACCGAATAGAACTGACTGCATTGACCGGCGAAGCGGCACGTATTCGCGAGCGCGTGAGCGATGTCCGTGATCTCGATGCGATACCGCTCGGGATGAAGGAAGTCGAAGTACTGGCCGGACCTTGTGAGAATGTCTTCGCGTGTGGCTTCGACGTTCATGATTGGCCCTCGCACTTCGTTATGCCGAGTCCCGGCACGAACGACGCGAGTCGTGCGTGGTCCTTCGGGTGTGAGATTTTCAGCGCCGGCATGTCGATGTGGCCGAGCGCCAGATCCAGCAACGTACGGAGGTCAAGTGCCGGCGGTTGCGTAGCTCTGCGGACCTCCAGATCACCATGTATCCATGCGTCTTGTAACTTCGCCTTCCAGTTCTCCAGATCCTTCATGGCGGCCGTGCGATCCTGTCCATCTGGGCCGTGGCCTATGGCCATTAGGTCGATTTCGGCACGCTCTACGGCTTCCGAAATCAGACTGCGGATATAGCCATACGGATGCGGCCATGTGGGCTCAGCCATGGCTCTCAGCTTCTTCAGGATGAGTTCCTGAAGGCCATGCGCGTCCGTCTCGTCGTGGATGTCGAGTGCCAGTGCGATCTCAGCGTGCATCACTGCGTACTGCTCGCAGCCGTCGCACTCAGCCGGCGGTTCGGGAGTGGACTGCAGGGCATCTACCAGCATCAGCCAGTCGCACGGATGAATTTCGATGCGAGTGGCCGGCGTGACACTTGACGGGATCAGAGCGTTCACGCGCCTAATCAACACGTCCAACTCTTTCGATGGCAGAGCTTCGCATTGGCGACAGCCGATCTCGTGGTGTTGGTGTGCGCTACAGATGCCGCTCATTTTCGCTCCGGGACGTAGTAGCCCTTCAATTGAATGACGTGCCGGCCACGGATCACCGGTACGTTATATTTGTACTTGCTGAGCCAGTCGATCTCGCGAGTGGCCGGATCGTAGGACGCCCATACGGACACGGTTCGAACTATCGCGAGCTTCTTCTTTGTCATGCGAGAACCCTCGTCAGCCAGTCGCGCAGTGCGCCAGCCTCTGCATATGTAAGCACCACAATCTCGCGGCCTTCGTTGATTTCGATGCAGCGGTATTCCGGCTGAATGCACGCTCTAATCGTTTCGAACGCCAGAGGCGCGAGCTTCGTATCTTTGGGTAGTTGCTCGTTCATTTGATGATCTCGCGTCTGACCGTCACCTTGCCGGAGCCATCACACGTACCGCACTGTTTCCCCTTCTCCTGTTCGCCCTTCTCGCATTTCCCGCGTTTGGGGAAGATCGTCGCGCATCCAACCGATCGGCACATAAGCCGGTTCGCTGAACACCAGCCACACTCCTGAAAGCACTCTGGACATTTCTCTTCCCGAGTTTCAATTAGCGGCGGCGCTGGCCACTTCGGGACTCTCTTCTCCGAGGGAAGTGAGTCGCTCATAACAGCCCCTTGTCGCGGCAATAGTCTTGCCAGGCGCGCAGCACAGTGCTTGCGACGTTCGAGTCAGTGCCTTCGGCGTCGGCTTCGCTGTAGCCTTCGACGCGTGCAATCTCACGCTTACACCAATCCCGCTCGGCGGGCGTCATCGGGCGATACTGGCCGGCGCTGATTGATCTCAGCGCACGCTCTTCCTTCGGGCAGTATTGACACTCATCTGAGCCGTTACCGAGGCAGCACGGGGCTACCGGGTTTGTAAACAGCTCGTCAGAAGGGACTTGAGCGTCGGTCATGATTGCACCCCGGATTCTTCTATCTCGTTGTCCACTATCTCCGAGAAGTGAGCGGTGATGTTGTAGATGCGGTACGCCGGGTAGTAGAACGACCTCACCACAGCACCGTCCTTGGAAACCTCGATCCACGCATCCTGCTCGTTGGGCGCCTTCAGGTATGACGCACGAACGCTGTAGCCGCGATACGGCGTGCTGCTCGTGTCGTATGCGACCGAATCGACCACATGATCGGGTGTGCCCTGGCTAGCCGGGCGGCTCGACGATTCGTTCGGACCTATCATAGACCCGCCTTGTCATTGATATGTTTTGATGGCCGAGCAGCAGCATCGCTTCCTCGACCGATTTGCACTTCGCAGCTGCTCGGGCACGAAGATCGTGATAGGTGAAACGCTCGTGACCGGCTTTGGCCCACCGTCGCTGATAGCGCTGCCAGATAGCTCGGAACCCATCGGACGTGTAGCGCTGCCCGTCGCGGCGACGAATCACATGCTCGCCCGGAGGTGCCATATCCACGCACTGCGCGAGCAAGGCGTCCAGCATCGGTGTGATTCGCACAGCCAGGCGCTTGCCGGTCTTGGCCTGCTTGAATCGAATCTTTCCCTGTTCGCGGTCGACCTGCGACCACAGCAAAGAGAGAATGTCGCCTTGTCGTTGGCCGGTGATCACGGACAGTTGCATGGCAAGCTTCATTCGCGGCGGGACCGTCGCCATGAAGCCGGCAAACTCTTCGTCGGTCACTTCGCGATCGCGGGGGCGTGAGCGATGCCGCTTCACATCCCGGCAGACGTTCCGATCGATCATGTACCAGACGCCGACCGCTTGAGTGAACGCGCACGAGAGAACCGCAAGTTGCTTGTTTCGCTGAATCCGACCCTTGCGAACGTTCATGAACTCCGCAAAGTCCCGAGGCTTCATCTCGTCGGCTACGCGCTGCCCAAACCAGCGCCGTAGATCGCGAACGTGCCGCTTGTAATCCCGCTGTGTGCGCTCGCTGAGTTCGTTCGGTATGTAATCCGCTTCGAAGCGGTCCAAGATGTCGTTGACGGTGACGGCCGTTGGTGTGTCCATGCGCGCAGTTTTGCGCTGAGCATGAAACATCACCAGCACGAATTAGGGGGCTAAAACACCACATATTATTTGTTGCTATTGGCATTTTTGTGTGCTTGGTAGAAAAAACGGATATCGTCAGGCGGCCACCAGAATCAGATATTCACGCTTCCACAAATAATCGAGCCATTGCCCCAGCGCTCTGAGTACTTCGGCATCCATCTCAGCGCGTGAGTAGCCGTGAGCGCCGTATCGACCGTCCAACTTCCCATGACAGCTGTCGCAACAGGGGATCGCGAAAACATCGACCGGCTTCTGGCCGATGCCAGCAACATTCCCTCGGCGGATGTGCGCAAGCACCGTCTGTTCGCGATCATGTGAGCACCCCTCAAGACGTAGGTAGCAAGGCTGTCCCCTAGCAAGATTTCGAAGATCACGCGGCATATCGTTCGACCTCTACTCGCAAGTCGTCCAGATCCAAATCGCCGAGGATCTTGGCGCACACCGTCATCGTCTCGCCGAACACCTTTGAGAACTCCATCTCGTCAAGGGCGTCGTAGGCGATCGACTTCGGGATGAGCGTTACTTCACCATCCAACGTGATCAGCTCGTCGACGTGTCCGGCCGCGATCTGCACCGCCTTCCGGAAGTGCTCGAAACTGGTGTAGCGCTCCTGATTCTCGAAGGTGAGATTCAGCAAAGCGAAGTACCGTTTGTGGTTCCTATAGTCACGCGGCTTTCTGACCGAGCACTTAAGTCTCTCGCCCATCTTCCAGCGCCGCACGGCTTGTTTGGCCGCTTCATCAGCGGGGACAAGGCCAGCGAGCGTTCGTGTGAGGAAGATGTCCATATCAGAAGGGGATGTCATCGTCGAAACCGCCGTCATCGGCCGGCGGTTGTGCCGATCGTTCCTGCTGCTTCGCTGGCCGTTCCCCCTGAGGCTTGCCATCCAACATCAGCATCTGACCAGCAATGATCTCGGTGGTGTATCGGTCCTTGCCTTCCTTGTCCTGCCACTTGCGGGTCTGCAGCTTGCCTTCGACGTAGACCTTAGAGCCTTTCCGAAGGTACTCGCCCATGATCTCGGCCAGCTTTTCGAAGGCCACGACAGAGTGCCACTCGGTTTTTTCCTTTCGATCGCCGGTCTGCTTGTCCTTCCAGGTCTCCGACGTGGCGATACGGATGTTGGTGACGGCCTTGCCATTCGGCATGTAGCGCTGATCGGGATCAGCGCCCAAGTGCCCGATGATCTGAACCTTGTTCAATCCGCTCATGCCGCTCTCCGATACTGCTGAACCTTTGCGATCGTCTCTTCCATCTCGGCATTGAAGGCCCGGACTGCCTCAGCGAGCCGCGCGATGTAGGCTTCGTCGCGGAAAACACGCTTTGCAAAAAGTGGCAATCCGGGCCAATAGGAAACGAAGTCGACCCACTCGCGTTCGGCGATCCACAACTGCCCCTGGCATTGAGCGCGGTGCTCGGCCGGCAGTTCGTCGTAGAGAATGCAGTCAAGCTGCAGATGCGGGAGCTTCGTTTTGATCTCGAGCATCCCATCGTCACCGATCAAACTATCGGGGCTGCAACCGGCGTCGCCCCGGCGAAGGAAGCCCACTTGCTGACACTCAACCTCGGCGATCATCTGGTACAAATCGCGGGCTTCGGCTTCCATCTCTTTGCCGCGGACCATGTGCTCGTTGCCGTAGCTCCACATGGGCTCTTTGGTGAGCCGTTCACCGATCAGCTTGAGCATGTACGTCCTGCGCGTCTTCGACTCGGCACCGCCGCGACCTTTGGCCATGACGGTGTCAAACTCGGACGCGGTCGGGATGCCGGCGCGGGCTTGATACCACTCCGGTGTTCCCTGCTCGCAGTTGAATACCTTGAGTTCCATTAGCGATTCCCCCGCGCTTTATCTTCGAGAGCCTGGAGCGCAGCCGTGTAGCGCTTTGCTTCAAGGTCGGACAGCTTCTCGACCTTGAGGAACTTGAGGAACTGCGCCTTGTTGGCGCCCACCTCGCTGATCTTGGCGTTGAGGTCTGCGGCCTGCTTATCTGTGATAAGTTCAGGGCCACCGCCGCCGGCTTTATTGCCGTCATCGTCGGCATCTTGGGCCGCGAGCCCGAGGATGGCAGTGGCTGTGTATCGTTCCAGATACGTCTTAGCACTGCAGCGCGCCTGAATGGCGTTGCGGCCTGGGCCGCTGTCTGGCCCCGAACCCATGGACACTGTTTCGAAGTGGCCCGCCGAATGACGAAGCGTGCATGTCACTTCCAGCCAGTCCTTCTCGTCCTTGGTAAGCTTCCAAGCGATGGTCAGGCCATGGGCGGACAACTTGGGGGTGACTGCGTCCACCACGTCGAACAGGTTCGCGTGCTTCTTCCCTTTCAGCGGACCTTCCTTGATCGTGGTGTTCTTTACGATAACGATGGCCTCTGCTTTGAAGGCGGCGAACGCCTCGTTGAATTGGCGACGCGCCTCGTCGGCTTCCCATTCCTTCTGCAGTTGCCGAAGCTCGCGCAGAGTCTCGACCGGTACCCCCTGCTGGACCGCATGCGCCAGCATTTGCATCGGATTCATGGGTTGCGTTGCTACGGCCCGCGTCTGGGCGGGTTCGATTGCCGTCGATTCAACAACTGCGTTCATTGCGTTCTCCTAAATTCTGCTTCGTCGCGCATGGTCGAACAGCACGCTGTTCCAGGTGCGCTTGCGCTGCGGGCCGAACAGCCAGCGCTTCAAGCGCGTACCTAGTGAAGCCGGCTTTGCCATCGGTACGCCGACGGGCTCGCCCAGCTTCGCCGCTGTTGGGAATCGAATGATCGTCGGGTTCATGACACGTACCACTCAGCAAGTTGGAATCCGAGCCACAGCGCAAAGGCCGCGGCGATGAGAGCAACTCCGATCTTCGCGGCTGTGCTCATGACAGGTCTTCCTCCACCGCATCCCGAGCGCGTTGACTGCAGCGCTCGCATATGACCTTGCGCACGAAGTCACGGAAAGCGATCAGGCGGTCCGCGGTGACATCCATCATCAGCTCCGACAGCAGCGCCTCGAGCTTCTCGTTCTGCTTGTCGTCCAGGCCGGTGACCGTGTCCACTAACACTTCGACGATGTCGACCTGGTCTTCCTGAGCGATCCAGCGCAGGGCCTCATCGGGGTTTAGCTCGATGTACTCGATGGGCGCCCCGTGCTTCACGTCACTGACGAGCTCAGCGCGCAGACGGGCCCACTTCGGATGTGCAACGGCGTTCACGCGACATCCTCCAGCTTCGGCTCATCGGCCACGCCGCTCGCGAAGTCGCGGCCGACGATCTGGTGCGGCTCGCGATCCAGCCAGCCGCTTTCCATGCTCGCCAGGAACTCCAGCCACTGCGGGCTGCGGTTGTCCATCTGGTCGGGATACATCTTCATGTGCTCAACCTCCGACAGCAGCCAGTCGCGGGTAATCGCGAGCAGCTTGTAACTTGTGAACACGTTGCCGATTGCTTCGCCGTTCACGAACAGGCAGAAGCCTCGGTTCCGGAAATCAGCTCTAACCTCGATGTCCATACATTCACCCAAGCCACGGCTGGCCAATGCAGCGCCAGTACGACAAGCGCGCTATGCGCTCCGCCTCTTTGTGATCGAACCGGTAGTTGTTCACGCGCAGGACATGCCGCATGAACCGGCCGAAGGTTCGATAGCGAGCGGGTATGCGGCGATGTCTCACGTTTTTCTCCAACCTTGACTATGCGGCTGGCGTGAATGTCAGCGCCTGCAACTCGGATCGTCGATTCATGATCGCGTCCAATTTCTGCTGGAACTCTAAGCGGATTGTCCGCTCTGTCTTGTCCAGCGCCTCAAGTTGCAACTTGATCGCCGCCTCGTCAGTCAGCGGCGGGAACGTCACATCAATGACGCCGGATACCCGCGCATACTCTCCATGGTCGGATTCTTGGCCGTCTTCGTTGTAAGAGACGGTCGATGGAAACTCGCCGGAGTGCGCGTAAGTCGTGTTCTTGTATAGCGCGATTTTCATATCTGTTTCCTACTCAGGTCCGTTCGTGAGAGTGCTACTGGGTGGCCTTAGCGATGGCAGCTTCGAGCGCATCCCATGCTTTAGCCTTTGCCATTCTTCCGCTCGGCCCGCCAAAGTTCTCTTTCACTACGGCTCGCGCCGCCTCCAGCAGCTCCGGCGCGGCGGCTTCCAGCTTGAGCTTGGCGTAGTGCTCGGCGCTCGGCGCGCGGTTCTCGACAACGGCGCGCTCCGATTCCGTCAGTTCCTGCCCCCAGCCACTGAAGATGAACTGCGCCTCAACACCTGTGACTTCACGGAAGGCGTCGGCGATTGCATTCCGCATCGGCGCGTCGGCTCCGCCAGGAAGATCGCAGCCAATGCCACCAATCTTGCAAAACCAAATGTCTTCTTTCATGTTCGTTCGCTCTCTGAGGGTGCGATGACTAGGCAGCCTGCAACGCCGCGATGGCTGCTTCACGGGTGTCACCAAAGCCTGCGGGGCTCTCCTGCAGGTTTATGAAGTCTGGCTTTACCGCGCACCAAGCGTTGCCATCCATGAATGTGCGCACGGTCGGGCCACCATGAGCGGGGCAGGCGAGGGCGGGCACAAACCCGGAATAGCGACCGTCTTCACGGCGCATGTCCTGCGTGTAGATGTTGAAGTACTCTCGGCACGGCGGGCGAACGCCATATGCAGGCTGATCGCAGAAACCCGCCGGCCCTCCCATGCTCCACATGGGCACAGAGCACTTGCCCTCGCCTTGCTCGTTCAGTTCTTCGTGATGTTTTGAAAGTTGCATCGTTCGGTCTCGCTCTAGGACTTGCTCGCCGCGTTGTTTGCTTCGATTGCTTTAGCTATTGCCATGAAGCAATGCGCCTTGAATCCTTCCGAGTTGAGTCCGCCCAGTGAGGCGATTGTCCTCGTGAGCTGCCGGAGCATCTCGTTGCTATCGATTGGCAAGCGCTCAGCGCTCATCAGTCGAGCCTCGTGCGGCGTGCGTACCGTGACGACGATCACGCCGGCCTCACGAAGCGCGTTCCGGTCGGCATTCGTTAAGCCGTGATTCTTCGGCAGTACGAGGATTTGTTTCTCAGCCACGTCGAACTCCTGATTTGAGCCTTGGCTATGCGTTCAGCGTCACGACGACGGTGCGGACCATCGTCCCGGAATCTTTGAACGCACCCTCTGGCAGCTCGTCGATCACTCCATCGGCGGACTCGACCAGCGCGCGGAATTCGTTCGTGAGGCGATCACCGCGGAAGGTCACGCCGTTGCTCATCACAGAAACGAGGCGTCCGCCAGGCTTCAGGAACTTGAAGGCGTGCATGACGTGCTTGATGTCCTTCTGCCGGGAGAAGGGCGGATTCATCACGACGCGGTCGTAGTCGCCACTCGGCTCGACGGTCAGGAAGTCGCCGCGAGTCACAGTGCCCAGCTTCATATCGCCGGCCAGGGCGGCGTAGTTCGCCTCCATGAGCTCGATGCAATCCGGCTTCGCGATCTCCGCAATGGCATAAGCGATTGCGCCCTTGCCGGCGCTCGGCTCCAGTACCTTCATTCCAGGCTGAATTGCGGCCAGTTCCATTAGTTCGGCTACGATCGCTCTTGGAGTCGGAAAGAACTCGAATTCATCCTTGGCGATCGTCACCTCGCCGGTGAGCAGCACCTGCTCCAGCACATCCACGGCTTCGCCGTCGCACGTATGTGCTTTGGCCTTGCGGTTCCACTTCCAGCCGGCGGCCTCCAGCACCTTGTTGACTGCCACGTAAGTGTTGCGATCAAGCTGGCCCTGCAGCACCAGGGAATTGCCGCTCAGTTCGGCGGCACTCAGCACGGAAAGGATTTCGTTACTTACTCTCATGTTTGCTACTCAGGTCTCGATCTGGCGGTTGTTACTTCGGCTGCGCTTCTCGACGGCGCAGCGTCTCGAGGTACGCGATGTTGTCCAGCAAGTTCGACACGCGCCGGTAGCTCTCTAGCTGCTCGTCGGTTGCTGCGGCAATCAGTTCGCGCGTGGGTAACGCGAGCATCAGCTCGGTGATGTTGTCGCTGACGGTTTTGGTACTCATGACTCAATCCCTCGGCCCGTGGATCGCCAAGTACTCGGCGCGCACCAGGTCGTATGCGTCGTCCATTCGCTCTGGCATCAGGTCGTACAGTTTCTCTATCAGCCGCTCGTGCGCGTAGATCGCTTGGCGGTACTGATCGATCACGAGCCGATCGCATGAGGAAGAGCCGGCCCCTGCAGTCCCAGGGCCGGCGGTGGGGGACGAGCCTTCTACTAGCGCGGGGCTACCGGGCATGGGTTGCTGCGGCTCGGAGGAACTCTTGGCAATGTCGTACTGGCACTGTGCCCACTCCACGAATTCACCGACGGTTGCTTTTGCGTCGATGTATTTCTGAAGGTCACGCCAATAACGGCGTAGCGCGGATTCGTTGCAGATAAACCAGCGTTCGAACGTTTCCAGCGTGATGTGCGCGTTCATGTACTGCGGACGCTGGATCGGGAGGACGATGATGGGGGTGATGGCGTTCATGCTGCCTCCAAAGCGCG